CCCTGCTCAGTCAAGAAGTACGGCATGCTATCGTGACCAAGGAACATCACTCCACCTATCACATTCCGTATGGAGAAGGGGAAGTTGGTTCCCAGGTTCTCGATCCATGTCACTACGCCTATGGCCTGCTGTATGTTCCCAGTCTCGAAGGACCTCATGATCGAACGCTGACGGAACACCGCCATGAAGTTGGAGTTCAGAACCGCTCCACCTTGCAGGGCGTCAATACCATCGCTTCGAGTATCTACAAGGAACAGCTTCCCTGAGCCAACTCCATCGAAGTCGGTCAGGATTCCATCTGCTGAGAATGAGAAGACCTGACGATCTCCTAGATCCTGCAACGCAATCAGTCGTCGAGCGAAGTGGACCAAGTAACGTGCCCCAGGGCCTGGATTGATTGGCTCGAACGTGGACTGTGCAACCCCCGATGTCTCGTAGGTTATACCGGCAGTCGGGTCACCACTAAGTGCTTTGTTGTTACAGTGAACCCGTATGTCGGTAACGAGTGCATCCCATCGCACTCTTCCGAAGTCGATGAATGAGGGGGCGCAGTTGGCTCCAGACGTTGCAATCAACTCCATCCCGAATCTGGCATTAGGTCCGGCCAAGCCTGGGATAACCAAGTCCAGCGGACCCGCGCCTACCGTTCCAGGTCTGGTCCACACTACGGTAGCCTGCAGGACCCATACCCCATCTCCGAAGTCAACGGAGTATTCGATAGTAACGGAACAAGGCTGATCGTCGAAGCCGACAACGAAGTTACTCCACGTATACCTATCATCCCGAGCCGGTTGGACTAGACTCTTAGCAGCTTGGAAGGGAGGCCCTGGACCACCAAAGGGCGGATCTCCTGCGCTTACCGCGTTCGTGACATCATCTGCCGCCACGATGTTCCCGGTCCTAATCTGGATAATCTCCGCCGTTACCTCATCCAGATCCGCAATCGTTGCATTGAAGATGAACGCTTGGTCTCCTGTATTCAGCGGAAAGGAATCTAACCTTGTAGCGTTATGAACCGCAGTACCGAGAGGAGTACCTTCGTGCTTGAACTGAATCACAACTGTATCGCCTTCCTCACCTTCATCACCTTCTATAGTTCGATTGAAGGCGACATTGTAGCCGATTGAATACTGAAGGAGACCAGCGGGGAACGCAGGAGTGACTACAACAATCGAGGAATCACCCTGGATAAGCAAGTTCTGCGTACCCTGAGGGAAGTCATTCTCGTTAGAGACAGTTGCAAAGTCCTCAAGCCAGCAGAGGATCTGACTACCCTCCGACATGTACAGAGCACCTTGAGCTGACAGGATCGAGAAGTAGACATCCCTGACCGTTATCGGATCAGACGTATCTACGAATACCCAGTTTGCCCCATCCCAGATCTCGATGATAGCGAAGTCACTAGCGTCAACGAACACTCGAACAAGACGAGCGAACTCCAATCCTTCGGAGATAAACTTATGCTCGATCAGACCTCGAATGGCAGTTGTCGCAGCTACCCCGATCGCCTGCCAACCGAAGTCCTTCCGAATGGCAGTACGCTCGAAGCGGATATCATCGAGGACAGGAGTCTCACCTGGCTGGATCGAGCGAGGAGATACGTCTCCCCTAAACCCACCATCCATTCCCATCTGGGCGGGCTTTATGAGATCGGTCCCAGGCTCTGCGGGTTCTATCCCTTGGAATTTGTTAGCCATTCTACACCACGTTGAGAGTGCTACCCTGGACAGAGAAGATTCGATCAGCAACTTCAACCATATCACTGGTCAGTCGCATCCTGTCGCCGTGAACCTCATCCAGATTGACCCGGACATTTACCGCAGGAACCGCGCCAGAAGGGTACCACGTCGTTCCTTTGTCCGGGCTGATCTCCGCTGCTATCGTCCCAGTCAGAACACCCGGCCCGTAGATGGACAGGTGATCGATACCTGTGACGTCAATCTCGTTAGAGACTTGTGTCCCTAGTGGGATCGTCATGTTTGCGAGTCTCACCATTCCCCCTTGTTCATCCGATGAACGCCTTGGTTAGTTGAGAGCCAATACCAAAGCGACTGCAACTACAGCTGCTCTTCCCTGCTGCCATATCTGCGTTAGGGCACCAGGCTTCGCTGCCCTCTCCCACGCATCAGACTCCTGCATCGAGAGGGATAGTGACTCCCGCAATCCGAAGATCACATCATCACTAGCTGTCCTCTCATTGAGAAGCTGCATCCCTAGAGTCCTCTCACGCTGCTGTCCTGCAAAGATCTCAGCCGCGCTGGTTGCCCTAAAGATTTCGTTAGCCTCTCGTTCCTCATCCAGTTGTTCCTCCGCTCGATCCAACGCTGCTAGGACAATAGGTAGATCAGCTGCTGCATTTCTAGCATCTCGAAGCGCAGCGTCTGTTCCAGCTATAGCCACCACTACCGAGTCTCTAACCTCTGCGATCACCGAGTCGGTACGTTCCTCATTCGCATCCTGAGCGTCGATGAGTGCATCACTTATCACCCTCACAGCCATCAACGTATCCGTCACCACCTCCACGCTATCGAGAGCGACTCTCAACTGATCGTCGAGAAGCCGTGCCTCAGCACTAGCCCCGGCATAGGCACTAACAGCCCAAACCAGTAGAGATACTAGAGCTAGTGGTATCAGCCACTGACGCAGTAAGTTCACCCACTCTCTCCGTGTCGTTCCTTCTTCTCACGAGGTGGTACGTTCACTTCCACATCTACATCGTTGTTCACAGTGTGACTGTCGTCCTTGTTCTTGATGCCTCTCAGTTCCAGAGCGATCCAGATAAGGACAGGAATCACGATACCCACGGCGATCTTGTTGGTCGTAGACGTACCCCCACAGGTATTGCAGGGTTCTGGTTCCGCAAGTTGATCGCGAAGGCTCTGCATGTTGCGCTCGAAATTGGCAAGCAGGCTATCCGGCAGAGGGTCCGTGTTGTGCTCGATCAGTACATCTATGTTCACCACCACCGTGTCCCCGTTGATCGTCACAATCGCGACGGTCGAATCCTGCTGGGCTGACAACGGTGCAGCGAACAAGATCAGAGCAAGTAGTAGGTACCTCATTCTTCACCTCCAGTGAATAGATCTGCGAACGACCTGAGTCCTTCCATGATGGAACCAAAGACTGTAGCGTAGGCTTCGGGGAACAGTACGGCTGTCGCAACTATCAGAACAAAGAAGATGAGCTTCTGCCAGCCACTGACGTTACCCCAGAACCCTGCCATTACGGTAGCCTCATAGTCCACATGTGATCCTGCGACTTCGTCCTGCTGGCATCCAGATGCACCCCGCCGCCATCCTTCTTGACCTTCCCCTTATACATCCCACTCGATCCTTCGTAGCATCCCACCCTGACGAAGCCAGCAGCATGCCCTCCTCGGATCACCCGAGAACGCTCCCGACTGTTCAGCACCTGTAGATCGACTGCTATCCCAGGCTCCTCGCCATGAGCAGATCTCGAGTCATCTCGAAGCGTATCGAGGATGCGGAATGGTACTCCCGCCTCCCGTCTCGCCACGAACAGAACCCGAAGGAAGCCTACGTCCATCTTCTCAGGATCTTCGAACTCACTCGGTGAGAAGAACTCAGAGATCTCCTCCCACACCGGATGATCCAGAGTAGCAAACTCCGGCGCGATTCCATCCAGAGGACCTACATCAGTCAGCATCTACTCTACTCCCAACAGAGACATCGGCTTCCCGCCACGAAGCGCAGGAATGAGCTGCTCTACCTGCTCATACGGGAGAGTGCCAAGGATGTCAAGAGCTGCCTTCCACGCCATGATGTCGATAGCTACGTGGGTAGGATTACCTTTCTCCTGGTCACCATTGAGTTCCGCTGCCGCTTCTGCAACCTCTGCACGTGGATCAGTCATGGGCTTACCCTTCCTTCGAGTCTAGAGATTTCAGCGTCCATATCGCCCCTCGATGCATCCTGCTCGTCCCGGGCAGCTGTCAAGCGAGTAAGTTGATCTTCGTCGCTAAACAGCTTCGCAGCCGGTAAGTCTATCAGAAGGCCCCACCAACGTTTCAAGGTACGGTTGATGTGTACGTTGTCGCCAGGGTTCCCTCCATCCTCTTTGACTTTGGCCACGAGAGCGGTTGAGAAGGTGTCGAACTCGTCGTCCGTCATCTCGAAGCCGGTCGGAGGAAGCACCACCTTCGGTCGTGGCGTGGGCATGATAGGTGGATCAGCCATTACGACCTCAATGCTGTGTAGATGAAGTCACCGTCGAGGATATCAATCTCCCCAACCCCTGTCAGGTTCGTTAGGTGAATCTCGAAGGCTATACCAAGAGCGGTCAGTAGTGGATTCGTAGCATCTCCCGCCGGGAACGTAATGTCCATCTCGTAGAGGTCCCCGATAGCCAGCCTTCCAGTTACCGCTGTGAACTGTCCTGTAACCTGGGTACTCGCCTTTGCCACTCCCTCAGCGGTCACCAGCGTTGGAGCTGTGTAGTCACAAGTGAAGTCACAGGTATCAAGGTTAGTCTCAACTGCGGACAGAGACATCTGAAGCCTGAGGATCACGTCTTGAGTGTGGTCCAGATCATCGGGCAGCGAGTGGTACAGTGATGCTAGCTCTGTGGTCAGGGCGAAGTGAAGCGCAGTAACTGTCGGAGTCGCGCCTATGGTTACATCAGTCGGCGCTGTAGCACCTTTCCTGAACTGGTCACCACTCAGATGTAGCGTCCGTTCCAAATGCCCGAACGTCGCCATGATTACCCAACGATCTACACCGGTATCATCGTACCAGATCCAGACCCCACGCTGAGGGTGGAGGACATAGGGCAGACCCTCGGGGGTGATGAACCTATTGGCTGCGAGGCTGGCCACATCCTGGTGGGTGAGCGAGAGATCGAACGCCCCTGAGTTGCAGAGGAAGATCCGGTCACCGGGCTGAGCAAAGCCGAAGCTAGAGTCGATACCAGTGATATTCCACTCAGCATCGCTGTCGAGAAGAACCATCGCCCGTTGAGCGTTGTCCTGTGCAAGTTGGTAGTCGTTCTGGTTGCCGGTGATCTGCGCGGGCTGCTGGCTCCCATTGTTCATATGCCCGTCTATACGAGCCCTACCTAGAGTTCGTAGTGCATGTACCCTATTACTCCCAGCGGTAGGCATCCCTGCAAGGAACAGATTCGATAGATCCGCGACAGAGCCCGCGCCGATGATCGACGGGGGATCAATCCTAAAAGCCTGAACGTCCGTCATAGCCAGGCCTCCGATGTCGATGTCGCCACCAGCCGTCCAGAGCACGTCGGTGTAGTCGCCTGCACCCGCACCTGGGGATCTCCCGTCGATGCCCTGGAAGATCACGAACCAGTTCTTAGTACCTGGAGCCGCATTAGCGAACCCGAAGCTCACCTGCTCGACGTTGTACGCAAGGCCTAGAGGGTTGGTACTGAACCAATCCCACGAGTTGTCGCCGTTGGGCCGGAAGTGAACTGGCGAGTTCGCCATCCCGAAGAACGTGTTAGTCTCGATGGCCTGAGTGACTGAGTTCCACCGGATGAATACGTCGGTCCCCGACCCGAAGATAACACCCGCGTTATCATCAAATCGTATGAATCCAGTTCCAAAGTCTGACCAAGCTCCTCCAGTGTTCAGAAGGAACCAAGAGTCCACGTTTATCGGGATGGCCGAGCGCACCGCAGCCTTCTCGACGTCTCCGCTGAAGTCGATGTCCTCCACGTCGAGCCCGTAGTAGGCCGTCATTGCCTGAGTGCCAGCCTGGGGCTGAAATAGAGCAACCGAAGGCGTCCCGGCGAGGACAGCGCGGAGCGTCCCTAAGCCGACTGTCGCGCCTCCTATCGTGGAGAACGTCGGACGGAAGGCGATCCCGAACTGCTCAACCACGTTCATCGTGGCCCCGCTGACACCACATCGGGTCTGTGCCCCAGCGTTGACAACGGTGACTAGGGTCGTCGTGCGGGTGCCGGTGAAGTCATGTTCGATTACTGGCCCCGCGTTGAGCACGAGAGCGGCCAGCGGGTTGAAGGTGCCTGATGCACCAGATCTCAGAGCCGGAAGGGCATTGAACAGGGTGAACGCTGCGAATACAGGGGCCACATCCGACTGGATGATCGGGGCTCCTCGTACCCCCTCCCAGATGAAGACGCCGTTCCCGAAGTTGATCGTAGGCGAGACGCTAACGCCTCCACCGATGAACGTATCTGGAATGACCTGGGTGGCCTCGAACCGGAAAGCGAAGGGATTGAGCGCCCTGGCAGGAGCGATGTCCTCAACGTCAATAGGCGACCAGACCCTGATCTGTCCAAGATCGGCGTCAGTAGTTCCTCGAAGCTCAAGCTCCTCAGAGGGTGCTGTCCCTCCAAACGCAAACTGACCACCAGCTCTACCAGCAAGTAGTAGATACTGTAGGTGATCGTCGTCTGCTAGCCCTTGCAGGGGACCATGATCAAGCGCGGCATTGTGCTGAGTAACCGCAGACTCTGGAACCTGATCGTCTGCAATCTGGTCCCGAAGCTGGGTGAACAGCCGGGTGGGCGGTACTCCACCCTGTGCCGATGCTTTAAGTCCCGAGTTCATTATGCTGCGAAGTCCCCTCCACGTGCGAAGACATTGAACGCCTCAGCCCTTTCAGTCGAAGCCCCGAGCCGTACCGTAGCGTCTTGGAGGTTCAACGGTGGATCGTCAAGGGTCGTAGTCAGGTCGATCACGCCACGGAACGAAGGAAGTACCGCGCTTGGAATGATAGGCGCTACGGAGATTTCTCTCCACAGGAACCACGTCACTCCGCTATCGAAGGATAGGAACAACCTGACTACCCCGCTAGTCGTTGTGACCTCTGCCTTAACCTCGATCTGGTCGATGCGGACTCCCTCAGTCTGTCCGTTCACGACCTCTACGATAGTACCTGTACCATCGAGGTTGGGGTTCGCTACGACGATCGCAGCCTGCCCAATGAGAGGGCTCTTAGTGAAGATTGGTTCGGTGTTCTTGGCCATTAGGAGAGCGCTCCATTCGCTAGGCAACGGTCAGATGAAGTCCACGGAATATGACTGGTTACTCTACTCAACATGTAGCTAAACATCGGAGTTTCGAGAATCTCATTAACATACTGAAGTACAGCAGAGGCAGGGATTCGTTCTTCTTCAACAGCCGTCGTTACTTGGCTAAGAACGAAGTCCCACAACTCGCCTTTGAAATTGCGAGAGTCAACCGCTATATAGTCTCCCCACTGTATCACAGCAGACTTCGGAACCTGGCTATCCGGTATGAAGCCAAGCATTTGAGAGTACAAGATCTCCAACGATGCCTCATGCTGCGTAACAGCCGATGTGCCTACCTGTACATTCAGAATGTTACCGAGTAGATCAGAGAAGCTGGTTGCACCCCCGCCTCCGCCGCCCCCAGGAGCGGTTGGGTCTGTGGGCTCCTCAGGAGAGGAAGGCCCACTCGAGTTCCCAAAGAACCATCCACTAGGCCCACGAACGATGAAGTCACCCTCACTAGGGATCTGTCCCGAACAGGCCTGGCGAAAGACCTCCTCCGCTAAGAAGCGTCCACTCTCGGTCACAGGAGGACTCTCCCTCGGAATGTCTCATCTGCACCCATCCGAGGATCCTCCTGCAGGTCTCGGAAGGACCGAGCGATTGCAATGCCTTCTTGAGGGTTCTGACTTTCCAGCCATTCCTCAGTAGGCAGCTTTCTCAACTTGTTCTCGGCGATCTGGAACGTGAAGGTAGCTCTCTCATCCTCCTCCAAGTCTATCAACGCGTTCCTCAGCGAGATCAGATGAATCACTCGATCATACATCGCAGGAAGTGCAGTCACGTCTCCGGCCGCCGCCAGTAAAGGAGGCTCTTTGACAAAGAACATCTGCATTGTCTGGATAGCATCAGGTAGAGGGTAGAGGCTAATGAAAGCACCTGCCCTCTGATAGTGAGTCGGAGTCCCTGTTCTCGTATCGTCGAATGACTCAAAGTTCTCAACCGAGGTCTTGATCAACCTCCTGTTCACTTCGTTGATCCGTAGAGAGAGCATCGCAAGGAGATCCAGCGGAACGTCATACGTTTTCTGATCAATGATAGTATCCGCAGTAGCGCCTTGTCTCCGGCCTTGGATATCCAGCTCACCGAACAGTTCGACCTGACCGTCATTGATCCACTGATCAAGTCGCTCGTTACCTTGACGCTTCTCACCAAGGGCCAGGTTCAGCCCATCTCTAAATCCGCCTAGTGTTTCAAGTCCCACTTGCTGACCCCTCCACCGGATCGGAAGCTGTAGGCTGAGTCTGTGTCAACCCGCCCAGGAGGAACGAGAAGTCCTGTCCAGTCAATCGACTACCTAAGTAAGATACGGCTCGGTTAGCCCAGGTAGTTGCTCTTGCATCTTCACCTACAGCCAGCAAGCCATACGCTATGCCTAGAAGCAGCACCCCGTTATCCACGTATGGGGGCAGGATGGTTACAGCTCCATCCCCTACCAGTGGAGGCGGTGTCTGCTTGAACATCGCCAACAGATTGATAACTCCATTGGGATTAGGGAAGACCAACAACTCATCCCCTCTCCTGGTCCATCGAGCCGGAGCCGCCTCTGGAGTCTGAGTTCGATCCAACCTGAAGTACTCACTGTTCGGTATCCAGGTTAGAAGATTGTCGTTGTCCTCATCACGGAACATCTGCACGATCAGGGAGTCGGCCGGTGCTGCATAGTTGTTCTGTCCCTGTACCGTGGGTATGGCTAGATCGTCGTCTAGCTCAGTGAAGTCAATTCCACTCGCAATGTCAGTATACGCCAAGTTGATCCAAACGTCTCGGCGTGTATCGTCAACGTTCGACCTGGAACCCATAGAGGAGTCCAGCTCGGTCCGGATCTGTAATAGCGTTAGAACTCCCATTAGACTTTCACCTGTACGAGATCCACGTTAACTCCGCTACCGTTAGTCCTCGCCCCTAGATGCGTGTGCTCCAGTTGAACATGTTCTGCTCCGGTAGGGAAAGGAAAGCAACCGTCCTCATCGATGGACAGTTCTTCTCCCGGAGGTATGAAGGCCGCTGTCAAACGATCTCCCTCCTCCATCCCAGAGACCTTCAGACGGTTGCCTCTCCTCAGACATATCCAGCCTGTCGATCCCTTCTTTACACTCCGAAGCAAAACAGCAGTCATCGGTCCGCCTTGTTCACCGGATGAACAACTGGTTAGATACCAGTCGACCCGTCAATGCCACGCCAGTCAGTCGAACCCGCGCTGTTACGAGCGAGGATACCGAACCAACTGATCTGCTCGCGACCCTCGAAACCGCTCACATCCTGCGGAGTCGAACGCCAGAAGTACTGCAACGGATAGGACCTCGAGTTCTTGGAAACCAAAGTGAACCAGGCATCCGCATCCGTGAGATACTGCGACTTCATCGGAGTCAAGCCCTGCCGACTGATGACGTTCACGGCCTCGAGAGACTCGATACCGTCGGCTGCAAGCGTAGTCGTAACGATCTGCGTCTGCAAGACTTCCAGAGCTTGGAACCACCCGAAGATCGACACGAGTACCGTCGACGGCATCATGTTGACCTTCAAGTCTCGGTCCGTCCGGAGATCCATGAACCGCTCCAACGACCCCTTGAGGGCAGTCGTCGACAGGTCCACTTCCGGGTTCGGCCGGTTGGTGAAGGTAAGCGACCCCACACCAGTGTGAGCCGTGTTGATCAAGCTCACTCCGTCATACGTCAGGATGGTCGTGAAAGCACCATTCAAGACAGCATGAGCGGTTACCTCTTCCGACTCTCTCATCGAGCGAGCCAGGTTCGCGGCGCCTTGACTGTTCAGCGCACCGTAAACGTCATCCTCGACAGCCTCGCGGGTGATCTCATACCCAAGACCAAACCCCGTGTGGATGTAGCGGACCTTCCCTCTGAACCTCGGCCGATCCATAGCAATCGGCGTTCCTTCGGGTCTCTTGACAGCGATCGGCATTCCGGTGACTACCAAGTCATCTTCATACGCCTTTCCAGACGTATCGACATTGAAGATGCCAGGGTAGATCGCCGGCAACTCGTTATAGTCGTCGATAAAGACTTTACGAGCGCCAGGCCGCAAGAGGTCGTCGAACTGCCCTCTAACAACAGTCATGATTCTCTCCTAGACCTGGAACTGACGATTCGCCGCCAAGACGCTGACCTCGAACTGGCCTTCTGGTCCTTCACCCTTGAAGTAGATGTCCTCGACGAGCAGACGAGCAGCCGCACCACTTGCGGTGTCGATCTCTGCCACACCGTCACCATCTACATCCAGGTCGAAAGCACTTCCGACGTCAGCAATGACCGGATCCTGAGTACCGTCCATAAGGAAAGTACTATCCGGATACGCGACGAATACCAAGCAGAACCCAGGATCTGGATCCAACTCAGTCAACACCGCATCCTGAGCCGCAAAGCCCAGAATTGTAGCCGGATTCGCTCCTGCCTCGATCACTTCACCTGCTGCGTCAAGCAGAACAGGCGCACCGTCTACGAACGTCGCAGCGGCTTCGAGAGGGAAGCGTCGGATCCTCCTACCCTTATTAGGGGTTGTAGGAAGAGCCATTGTGTCTCCTAGCGATGAAAAAGATTCCTAAGACTCACGATGAGTCTCAGGTCCATCAACTTCTTGTTCTACCAGCTCCGTCACACTCTCTCCCATGGGCCGAGCTCGGTACTTGTCCTTCATCCCCTTGTCGAGAGTAACCTCATCGATGGAGTGGTAGAACTCCTCCTGAACTCGATTCCTCTCCTCATCGGCGGCGGCATCAAGTTCGTCCCTCATCTCCTCTTGCAGGTCTCTGGCAATACCCATCATCACCGTATCTCCGACCCTTACAGGATCTTCGGGCTTCATCCCTGGCAGGATTTCAGCGAGGTCCGCACCAAGGTCCTTCACGTAGACTATCCTATATCCGTCGATATGTCGGCTAGTCACGTTCGATAGATCCGGCTTGTTCTCCGGATGGAATACGAAGCGTACACCCTGCTGTGGGTTCAACGCTATGTACATGTCAGCAAGCAGCCTGAGCCGCTTCTGAACTCTACCCCCACTCTTGACTCGTGTGTGAGGGGCTCTAGCCTTCTCCTCTCTCGGAGGAGTCGCCCTATCGGGCGTCAAGGCGTCTGGTGTCATTTTCGGCATTTCATCGTCCTCAGGTTGGGAGCTTCAGCTCGTCAAGGCCAACACCATCACGATACTTGATCCACTCTTTCGGGTCAGTAATACCGTGAGCACGAGCAACCTCAGTCTCAAGCTCGCTCATTGTTGCTTCACCATCGGCAGGCGGTGGAGGAGGCGTGTTGCTAGGAGGAATACCTCCCTCGTTAGCTCTTGCATCCCTCGCTCTACCTTCGAGCACCGCATTGCCCACAGCCATGGTGTAAGCTCCCATGATGTTCTGCCGATTGGCAGGCAGGTTACCCTCTTTGAGCAACTTGCGAATGGCAGGCTCATGCTCCGCGAAGTCAACCAAACCGGCTGACACCATCGAGAACTCAGCCTCCCCAACTCGCTCAGAGAGATCTCCCATCCCCTTGACGTATCCACGCTTTGCAGCCCAGCGATCCAGGGCCTTGTCAACGTCTTCAAGGATCAACTCCTCCATCGGCTTGTCGTCGTCAGGATCAGGCGTGGCAGGAGGTGTAGCAACACTCACCGCACCCCGTAGCTCAGCGATCTGATCCTTCAACTCGTCTACCTGATTGTTCCTACTTCCCAACGTGTTGACCATGTGCTCCAAGAGAAACTTGATCTCGGCTTCTGGTCTGTCCCTCAGATCCTCTGGTAGCGCTTCCAACGAGATCGTCAGGGGCGCAGCAGGTGGATCTCCTTCCTTCGGAGGGTCCGCAGGCGGATCTCCCTCAGGTGGTACAACTGGTTCGTCAGCCATGTTTCTTCCTCTCATCGACGAGGGTAGTGGGTTACATCTCCTTCGCGAGCATAGCAGCCAGTTCAGGCTGATCCTTCTCCATCATTTCCATCCCTTCCTTCATCTTCTTCGCGACATACTCCTCAAAGGTAGTTTCGTTAACCTCCGTCAGGCTCTCCACCAAGGAGTATACTCGCGTCCAGTTCTCGAGTGCTCCTTGCCGGCGGAGGAAGTCTTGGTGGCTCTCCGCCAGGCTCAGGTACTCCAGTGTCTCGAGACCTAAGTCTTTCAGCCTCGCGGTATAGATCATCCAGCCCTGAGAGCTTTTCAAGGATCTCAGCGCTTTCAACTCCGCGGGAGAAAGCTTCCAATCCCCCCAGGTCTTCTGGCCGAGGAAGGAGGCGTTCAAGGACCGTAAGGCCTGCAAGCGCCTCTTCCGGATCGGAGATGTCAAACGTCTCCAGGACGTCGCCCATAAACTTCTGAGCCCCGCCCACCATCGCCGATACCACCGCTGGGAGTGCATCAGGTGCCAATCCTTGTGCTAGGGGTAACATCTGTTGATAGAGGTTGGTCAACAGGTTGAACATCGCAATCGAGTTCTCCCGCTTGACCTGTCGATTCTGCAGGGAGGTGGGAACCTGAACCTTCAAGGCCAGACCCAACTCCACCACCCGCTTGGGTAGTCTAAAGACAGCCTCGACAGTCCTACCACGCTCTCCCATCCAGGCCAGACCCTTCCCATTCACTCCATACTGGAAGTAAAGATCCATAGCCTGAATCCCTACCTCGTTCATTCCGTTCCTGATTGACCGCACAGTCAGATCGATCCGCTTTGCCTGTTCCTGGAGAAGGGCTAGCTGGGCCGATGCGGTAGTCCGAGTCACTGGTTGAGCGGCTCCAGATATCGCCTCGTTAGTCCCAGCTAGCCTATCCCCATAGTCCCTGAGCATTATCTCTTCGTTGACAGTTGAGGGATATATCTCAGAGATCCTCATCTCACGGATGTCGTTATGTACGTCCATCACTTCCAGGATCTTACCGGAGTACAGCGGATCACCAGGCTGTAGAGCCCGCACTCCTTTCCGCTTCAGGAAGATCTTCAAGCTGGCCAGAGTAATGTTGTCCGACCTCTGGTTGTAGCGAGCACTGATGGCCTCCTGGATCTGCTCCAGCATCTCACACAGACCTTGGCCGTAGAACCTGTTCTCGACAGGGAAATACACCAGCTTCACAAAGGGGCGCTTCCCATGCCAGAAGGGATGGAACTTCTGTCCTACGATCTTCTGCAGCGTCTCGCTGTAATAGACGACGATCTCAGTCATCTTTGGCTTGCCAGCCGCCTTAGGCTTCAAGTTGTGTGACAACCAGATCTCGTAGAACACGTACTCCAATCTCTCGATCGGCTGAGTTTCCTCGATGTCCTCCTGCAGACGCTTCCCTACAGGGTCTCGGCTACTGTCAGGCTGCTTAGGCTTGAGAGCTTCCCAAGTACCTTTCGCGAAACGTCCATTCCGTTCCTGGTCCTGGATCTCTATCTCATTGAGACGAATCCTCTTGCCACACCACCGAGCCGTTTGGATATCTGACTCACCAAAGCGAATGAAGAAGTCCTCCAACGCCATGTTGTAGGTGATGGGGCCATCTCGAGTTACGAGAGTATGAGGATACACTCCTGTCCCATCAGCAGTGATCCGGAACATCTCCTTCTCGTTAACGTCGTATCCGATCTCCATGATCGAAGTCCCCATCTTACCAGCTTCGATAATCCAGGGTACAGAGGTAGTACCGAGCTTCATGTCCCTCTCAGACGCTATGTCCATGAAGGTCTCGATCTCGTCGATAAAGGGCTCCCACTCCTCAGCTAGATCCTGCAGCACCCACCTGGGACGAGCAGTCAGGGTCGCCTGAACTAGCTGAGCAGTGAGAGTGTTGACTGCCTCTTTGACGACGGGCAGGGTAAGATTGGATGCACCGAAGAAGGGGAACGTCTTGGGTCCCTCAGGCATCGGTACATCGTAGACCAACTTCCACCGAGCCAGCTTCCGCTCGAAGTCAGCTCTCTCATTCTGGGCACGATAGATCTCGTCCCGTACGAAGTTCGTCACCTCTTCGCAGATAGGATCCCACATGACACTGGGGATCATAGCAGATATAGGAGTCTGCTGTATAGGAGCCTCAGCCTCAGCCGCGGGTTCCTCCTTAAGAACCTTCAGCTCGGCTACAGGCTTGGGAATGATATTGGTTGGCATCAGCCCTCCTCAGGCTCCTTGCCCCAGTTCTTCACATCGGCTACGGTGATCAGGCCATCTTTCCCCGATCCAACCAGATCCTCGAGATCCGCAAGGTCGATCCCTAGGGCTTCGGCGGTGTTGGCAGCAGCAGTCGATATGTTGAGTGCTGTTTCCTCTACCTCGGTGGCCTCATCGGTGGCCTGAGTAGCTGCCCTCCCCTTCAGGTGTTTCGGGAACGATTGCGTCGGCATGGTAACTCCTTACTTAAGGTGTAGTGTTAGCCCAGGATGTCCCTGGGGATACCGCCGGAATGTTCGACCACGGAGTACGAACCTCTAAGATGTCCGTAGGGGGTGGTGCAAGTAGAGGATCACTGGTGAATGAAAGGAACGCAATCCTCTGTTCAGCAGTACCCGCAAACAACGCCCACCAACCTATAGCCTGTTTGCCGTTGCGGGACGAGGGGGTGACAGTCGTAACGGTCCCATCTGGGCTCGCGGGCTCATCCGCTAAGGCACCATGCCACGCGGTCACCTGCCAATCGTCCCGATCTGGAAAGGCCAGATTGGCGGTGTTACGAAGTCGAATCCAGAGCCACGCACCGTTCTGGGGAAGCTCCTGCATGTTCACGTTGTTGATGTTGACAAAGACCGTACCTAGCCGTGTCTCATTCGCTTGTGCGTCCCAGAAGCCAGGACCACTGTCGTCTCGACGGATTGTACTGCCCCCTGCCTGCATGTCAGGGCTTGGCTCACCGATAAGCCCCGACAATCTGAAGCAAGGCCCACCGCCCCACTGGAGATCAGTGTTGATGTTAAGCCATACCCGAGCCAGCAGCTCCCCGAACTCGATCTGTCCGTCGAAGCTGTCTATCCCGAACCCGTACAAGACCGCCTGGAAGTTAGCCATCCCGGTCATCTCGAAGTAGTTGCCTTCAAGAGGATCGTTGACGATGGCCACGTCGGTCGGTGATCCTGCCCCAATCCCATACTCGGTAATGCCAGCAGGCAGACCATTAGCCAAAGGAAACTCGCTGAAGTCGGAAGCTCCTACGATAGCTCCATTAATCTCACCTAGGGCACCTGACACAGGCCCTACAGGAGGGAAGCTCGCCCACGGTGTTCTATCGTCTATCAACTCTGTCGGAGGCGGGAGGAGCGAAGGATCGCTTGAGAATGATAGGAACGCAATCCGCTGCTGTGTCTCAGCTCCGGCGTTTCCTGGCATCGCCCAGCCGATAGCATCATCGGCGAAGGGCACGCTTCGAACCACTCCAATGGCCTCGCCGTCTGGTACAGCGGGCTCATCTGCCAGTGCTCCATGCCAGGCCGTGATGGTCCAGTCGTCTTGGGTGGCGGGGAGAATGTCGTTCTGCACCCTGCGAACCCTGACCCAAACCCAGGCCCCATCCTGCCAGGCCTCCTGTGTGAGGTCCGTAAGCGAGTTGGATGAGCTTCCATTGTTAGTGGTGAACGCTCCGCTGAGTTGATTCGTTAGACGGAAGAGCGCGCCGCACCAGTGGTCGAAGTCGGCAAGGCCTCCCTCAGCAACAAACCCTTTCATACTAGCTGCGGGACCCAGGAGCTTGCGGCCGTTAACAGGGATCTCGAGCCAGACGCGAGCCAGAAGCTCACCGCCCGCTAGACCCATCAAACCATCGAACGCATCGAGCCCGTAGCCGAAGCCTTTGAAGCCCTGCCCATCCATCAAGAAATAGTGGCCCTCTTGAGGGTCATCGACGATGCCTACCGTAGTCACCGGTGTGTTGCTGATCCCGTATGCTGTAATGCCTGAGGGAAGTACACCGAGTTGCTCAGCGAACTCACTAAAGTCAGTAACTCCTACGGTGACTCCGTTGGCCTCTTCTATGGAAGGCGATTGAAGCCCCACAGGAGGGAACGGAGTCCAGATAGTGAACACACGAACGAACCGATCAAACAGATACGATTCCATCGCAGCAACTTCAGCATCCGACGCTGCGGTCGAATAGCCACCGATGTACGGCATGTTCCTGTTTTCGCCAGTGATGTTCCCTATGCCGGTGAGATTAGCTTGACCAATCCTAGGCCCAAACCAGAAGTCTGATCCCAGGTCTGTACCGGAGAAGCTAGCCACCTCTACCCCGTTGACCCGAAGGATCAAAGTCTTGATGCTTGTACTAGTGTCTAGCCGAGCCGTGATGAAAGCCCGAGAGCCATCAACAAAGAGCCCTGCAGCTGATCCTATGTCCCGATGCTGTACCGCTCCATTCTTCCCGATGATGAAGTGGATTGAACCATCAGGATAGACACACAGGTAGATACCCGTCTCAGGGTTGATCCCATCTGGGGTCCCGATGATGGCACATCCTAGAGAGACATCAGTGGTCTCGATTACAGCAAAGAGGGTGATACTAGACAGCAACATGTTCGCAGGATTGAAGGTCATGGTATCGGAGGGGCCATCTAGACCATCAAAGATAATCCCGTTCTCATCATCGCTCCACTGATTCGGCCCGCCGATGAGTCCCATCCTGACAACACCCTGACTCTGAACAGCGTTGGTCCCTCCTCCGGGCTTCGAGTCGACCCATGTGCCAATAGCTATACCATCCCCGACCGAGGGAGTAGACGAATCATACTCCCACTCCCAGCCTGCGATGGTAGGTTTAGTGGCCATAGTTGTTCACCGAATGAACGCCTTAGTTCCCAAAGAGTTCATCTAGGGACCTGCGAAGTACCTCAATCAGTTCGGCTTGATCTGCGTCTCTTACCTTCAAGCCTTCCTGTCCAATCCTCAGATTGCTAAGTGCATCATCTACCCGACCACTCACATTGAAGTCAGCCCTGGTAACGGGCGTTGCACCTCGCCGTCGAGCCGAGTCCTCGATCTGACCAATCAGCTTCTCATGCAATAAAGCCTGATCCCCGAAAGGGTCTTCCTTCTTGAGGGACTGAAAGATCTCTGAACGAATACCTTCGAGATCACCTCCTGCCCTCCCAGTACCTTGACCTACCGTCCCCCGAGCATCCCTTGTTCTACCTGCAGCAACGACGTCATCAAAGAAAGTAGTAAGCTCTGCTCCTCCCCGCCCTAGCCCCTTACCGCCTCGACGGGCCAGATCTCCGAAAAACCCTAGACCAGGGATAGCGCTAAGGATACTGATGATCCCAGCAATGTTCTGACCTGATGCAAACTGCTCAGGGGCATCAAGGCCTATCGCCTTAGCATCACCAATGCCTGGAGTGAAGTCGATAGCAGTCTCCCCTAGCATCGCAAGGAAGTCCCTCACCGACCCTTCCTCTCGATCTCCCGTCACTCGATTCGATACGTCCGTTGCATCCTGCTGAGCGAACAGAGACTCAAGCAACTCCTCTCTCGGATCTTTTGGTGACGCAGCCTGAGCTAGTAACTCAAGGATAGCCCGCAGCC